AGCAGAAGCAGAGGATTGGAAATGTCTTTTCTATTGACAATAGCAAAGGAATACAAAAGACTATGCCAAGATGCTAAGGCAGCTCAAATGATGACAGTAGGAACTGTATCAAACTACACTACGTTCAAGAAATGGACTACATCAAGGAAGGAAAAGAATCCTTCACTAAGAATGAGATGGGCAATGAGCAGCAAATTCCCAATAATAGCTAACAAGAGAATGCTGGAAGAAGCTCAAATTCCTAAAGAACACAACAATGTAGCCCTTTGGGAAGACACAGAAGATGTTTCAAAAAGGGATCATGTTCTTGCAAGCGCCTCTTGTATAAATTATTGGAATTTTTGTGGACCTTGTGTCAACAATTCAGAAGTGATCAAAGAAGTTTATAAATCTAGATTTGGAAGATTAGAAAGAAGGAAAGAAATAATGTGGAAAGAACTTAGATTTACATTAGTTGATAGACAACGAAGAAGAGTTGACACTCAGCCTGTAGAACAAAGATTGAGAACTGGAGAAATTAAAGACTTGCAAATGTGGACTTTGTTCGAAGATGAAGCTCCTCTTGCTAGCAAATTTATTTTAGACAATTATGGTCTAGTCAAAGAAATGAGATCAAAGTTTGCAAACAAACCTCTGAATAAAGAAGTAGTTGCACACATGTTAGAAAAACAATTCAATCCGGAAAGTAGATTCTTGCCTGTTTTCGGAGCTATAAGGCCAGAAAGAATGGAATTGATCCATGCATTAGGAGGAGAAACTTGGATACAAGAAGCTAACACTGCAGGGATTTCCAATGTTGATCAAAGGAAAAATGATATGAGAGCAGTATGTAGGAAAGTTTGTCTTGCAGCAAATGCAAGTATAATGAACGCCAAAAGCAAACTGGTTGAGTATATAAAAAGTACAAGTATGAGAATTGGAGAAACAGAAAGAAAGCTTGAAGAACTTATACTTGAAACCGATGATGTCTCACCTGAAGTAACATTATGTAAATCTGCTTTAGGAGGACCATTAGGAAAAACTCTATCTTTTGGGCCCATGCTACTCAAGAAAATTTCTGGTTCCGGAGTAAAAGTTAAAGATACAGTATATATCCAAGGTGTCAGAGCAGTACAATTTGAATACTGGAGTGAGCAAGAAGAATTCTATGGAGAATATAAGTCAGCCACCGCTTTATTCAGCAGAAAGGAAAGATCACTAGAATGGATTACAATAGGAGGAGGAATAAATGAAGACAGAAAGAGACTTCTAGCTATGTGCATGATATTTTGCAGAGATGGAGATTATTTTAAAGACGCCCCTGCAACAATAACAATGGCAGATTTAAGTACGAAGTTAGGAAGAGAAATTCCATATCAATATGTGATGATGAATTGGATACAAAAATCAGAAGATAATCTCGAAGCCTTATTATACAGTAGGGGAATTGTAGAAACCAATCCAGGAAAAATGGGGAGCTCAATGGGAATTGATGGTTCCAAAAGAGCAATTAAATCTTTAAGGGCTGTCACAATACAATCAGGAAAGATTGACATGCCAGAATCAAAAGAAAAAATTCACCTTGAGCTCTCTGATAATCTTGAAGCATTTGATTCATCAGGAAGAATTGTTGCAACAATTTTAGACCTTCCTAGTGACAAAAAGGTAACATTTCAGGATGTAAGCTTTCAACATCCTGATCTGGCAGTATTGAGAGATGAGAAAACGGCCATAACAAAAGGGTATGAAGCGCTAATCAAAAGGCTAGGAACAGGGGACAATGATATTCCTTCCTTAATTGCAAAGAAGGATTATTTGTCTCTTTATAATTTACCAGAAGTAAAATTAATGGCTCCCTTAATCAGACCCAATAGAAAAGGAGTTTATTCCAGAGTTGCTAGAAAATTAGTGTCTACACAAGTTACTACTGGACATTATTCATTACATGAATTGATAAAGGTCTTACCCTTTACTTATTTCGCCCCAAAACAGGGAATGTTTGAAGGAAGGCTTTTCTTTAGCAACGATAGCTTTGTTGAGCCTGGAGTAAATAACAATGTATTTTCTTGGAGTAAGGCTGACAGTTCTAAAATATATTGTCATGGAATAGCGATAAGGGTACCTTTAGTTGTTGGAGATGAACACATGGACACTTCGTTAGCACTATTAGAAGGGTTTAGTGTTTGTGAAAACGACCCCAGAGCACCAATGGTAACAAGACAAGATTTAATTGATGTGGGATTTGGGCAAAAAGTTAGACTCTTCGTAGGCCAAGGGAGCGTTAGAACCTTCAAGCGAACTGCCTCACAAAGGGCTGCATCAAGCGATGTAAATAAGAATGTGAAAAAGATAAAGATGTCTAACTAAAAATCCTCTTGCTACTGCT